GTTGATAAACTAGGAGGTTAAGAGTGGCTATACCAACTTCAGGTGCTCTTGCTTTCTCTGCGTTACAGACAGAGTTTGGCGGCACAAATCCAATTGGACTAAGTGAATATTATGCTGGAGGAGGACTTGTTCCTGCGACAGCTTCTGGTACAAATGGAGCAGTTCCATCATCTGGTACAATCGCTATGTCAAAATTTTATGGCACAGAAAATGTAGTCTTTATGGCTGCAAGTGGTGGTACCACTTCTACTTCAGGTGATTATCAATTTCACACATTTACAGGTAACGGAACTTTTTCAATTACGACTGCTGGAAATCAAGGCTACAATTACATTGTAGTAGCTGGCGGTGCTGGTGGACCTAATTCTGGAACCTATGAAAATGGTGCTGGTGGAGGAGGAGCAGGTGGCATGATTGTCACTACAAATAATAGTCCAACAACAGGTTCTTTTGGCGTTACTGTTGGTGGCGGTGGCGCAGGTAGCTCATCAAATCAAACACAAGGCACTGACGGCTCTAATTCTACTTTTGCAGCAGGAAGTTTAACTGCTATTGGTGGAGGAGCAGGTGGCGTTGCAAGGGGCGGTCCTGGTTCAAGTTTTTTACCTGGCAGATCTGGTGGTTCTGGTGGAGGAGGAGCAGGATACAACCAAACTGGTTTCAGCGGTGGCTCTGGTACATCTGGTCAAGGTAATGCTGGAGGATCAGGATCATGGTCAGGTACTGGAATCGGCGGCGGAGGCGGCGGCAAAAATGAAGCAGGTAATACTGATGGACCACGAGATGGTGGTGACGGATTACTATGGGATGATGGCTCGTCGTACGCTGGTGGTGGCGGTGGTAATGCAGGTAATGGTGGCACTGGCGGTGGCGGTGACGGAAAATTTGGCATTAATGATAATGCAGGTAGTGCTCAATCAGGTACAGCTAACACAGGCGGTGGCGGTGGAGGAAATTCATCTACTGGTCCTTCAAATAATACATATTCCTCTGGTAACGGTGGTTCAGGCATAGTTAAAATTAGGTATAAATATCAGTAATGGCACATTTCGCAAAATTAGATGAAAACAATATTGTGTTATCAATAGAGGTGGTAATGGATTCAGATTGTTTAGACGCAAATGGTAATGAAAGCGAAGCTGTTGGAATTACTTTTTTAACTAATTTAACAGGGCATTCTAATTGGAAACAAACTTCTTACAATGGTAATATAAGAAAAAGATTTGCTGGTGTTGGAGGTTCGTATGATTCAACTAACGATGTTTTTTTAGAAGTAAAAACTTATGCTTCATGGAATTTAGACAGTAATTATGAATGGATCGCACCTATTGATTATCCTAGTGATGGTAAAGATTATTACTGGGACGAAACTCTTTATCAAAGTGATAACTCAAAAGGATGGGTACTTCCTTAATTTTTTAAACTAAAAACAATATCTGTATAATTATTAGGAAGAAGAATAGATTCTTGAAGAATTGCAAAAATATTTTTATTTGTTTCATTTTTTAATTCAGCACTCTCTGCGGTTAATTTTATTATGTGTCTACTCCAATCTTGAGTGATATGTTTTTCATCATTTGTAAATATTTCAATTATACCATTAGAAACAAAAGCTGAAGATTTTGGTGATATACATAAAGATTTTATATCTCCATAGTAAACAAAACAATTAGGTAAGTTTGCTGGTATATATTTAAGATTTTTTAAATAATTTAATAAATTTATGTTTTTCATAAAACGTTTATATGATATATCATATCATATAATAAAGTAGAAATTATGAGTAAACAAATATTCTGGTGTAATAGTAGAATTCCTGAAGAAATAATATCTATCGGTGTTCGTGATTTATTTAAATTTAATCAAGATTTAAGTAAATCAGGTATTTTTGCAGGAGACGAAAACATTATTTCAAATCCTGATACAAATAAAAAAGAAGTATGGCGTAAATCAAAAAACTGTTGGATACCTTCTATGCATTGGATGGGTGGTTTTGTGTGGCATTACATAACATTAGCAAATAATCATAATTTTCATTTTGATATAACGTGTATAGAAAACCATACAATGCAATATACTGTTTACGAAAAAGGTTCTTTTTATAATTGGCATATGGACGGAGGCACAGAACTTACAATTGAAACAAGCTCAGGAAGTCAGGCTTGGATGAAGGATCCAAGAAAACTTATTGATGACAACATTTTAAAAAATAACAATCTTGTTAGAAAATTATCTTTTGTTGTTCAATTAACACCTTCTAATGAGTATGAAGGTGGTGAACTACAAATTGATACAGGCAATGGAACTTTTACAGGTTCAAAAGAACAAGGTGCCATAATATTTTTTGATTCGCGTACGAGACATAGAGTTACAGAAATAACAAGTGGAGTGAGAAGAAGTTTGGTTGGTTGGGTTGTTGGACCAGAATGGAAATAATATGAAAAATAAACATTTAAAATTACTACAAAGATATGATTTTGAGAAACCTAATTTTAATAAATTTAAAAAAGATAACATAGAAGTAAAACATGACAAAGAAACAGGTGCTTGGTCTCTTTATAAAAATAAAAAGGAACTTAGAACTGTAGATAAATTTTTTGTTAAGTGTTTTTCTTATATGGCTATGACAGATTTAGCTTTTGGTACAACAATTATTTCTGGTTTTGGTTTAGGCGATATACCTAATTGGTTAAGACATAAACCGCAGGTAAGAGAAGTTACTGTTATAGAATCTAGTTTTAAAGTAATAGACTATCATGAAAAATATAATAACGACCTATGGGGTGGTGTTAATATAATTCAAAATGAGAACACACGTTTTGGTACAAAGTGTGATGTATTACTTCTTGATCATTACTATGACAGAGAGCCTTTTGAAATGGAAGTAGTTGATTTTTTAGATTTAGTTAAAAAAGATATAGAATTAATAGAACACAATTTTTTATGGTTTTGGCCTTTAGAGATATTATTAACCTATGAAACTTTACAAGGAAAAGATTTAATGGGCACTTACGATAAGATAAAACAAAAATTACCAACATTGCCTTATTTAAAAACACAAGACTTACATTACTATATGGGAATGTCTCATTTTAATTATATACCTTTAAAGAAAAAATAATGAATAATATTGAAATAATGAGACCATTCGGCCCTTCTATTTTAAAAAGTAAAATGTCGGAGAATCTTTTAGAATTGTTAATTAAGAAAACAGACGGAATTTTAAATGATCCTGTGTTGTCTGAGAAATATGATTGGTCAAGTCACTTAGCAGGTAATGTACAGAAAGAAGTTAGGTTTGAAAACAATTGGCTAACGACTCCTGAAGCAGCTCCTTTTGCTAATTATATAACGCAACAAACCGATTTGTATTTAAATGATCATCATGTTAATGTTTTTTTTGATGACACTGTTAAAAAAGAAAACAAAAAACATCCTTTTAAAAAAATTAATATGTCTTCTGCTTGGATGGTTTCTCAATGGAATGGTGATTTTAATCCAATACATACGCACGATGGTTATCTATCAGGTGTATGTTATTTAAAAATGCCAAATATGAATTCAAAAATAGAAAATGAAGATCATACAAAAACCTGTGCTAAAATTGCATTTATTTCGGGTAATCCTAATTATATGAGTTTACATCAATACGTAGTTTTACCTGAACCAGGTGATTTTTTTTTATTTCCTTCTTGGTTAATGCACACTGTTTATCCTTTTAGGACACCTGATACAGAAAGAAGATCTGTGTCTTTTAATTTATATTTGGAGTAACGATGAAAACTTTAGTAGAAAAACCAATTTTAGATAAAACAAACTGGCATTTGAAACAAGAATCTCAACAGCCTATTACTCACGAAAGAGAAATACTTCAATGGCTGTGTGATTTTGATCTTGATCTTAAAGAAGAAGATATATTTGATATACTTAAAATTAGCAGGCGTTGGTATCCAAAATATGACATGATGCATCCTGGCGCTCCTGCACATGGACTTAGAATAATGAATCAAGCAGGATTTCTTGATATGGTTGATATGTATACAAAATATGTAGACGGAACATATCTTGATTTTGATAAATGGAAAAAATATTATGATTTAGGTTTTACAAGTCTTATTCCTAATGTGTTGGATACACATAAAAAATTAAGAATTATTAGTGATTATTTAAAGAAAGAGCTAGGAATATGGGCTTGTGCTAATTTTTATTTTGGAAAACCAGGCAGAAGACCAAGCTTTAATAAACATACACATAATTATGACGTTATTGTAAAACAGATATATGGAACTACAACATGGATAGTAAAAGAAGAAGAAATAGTACTAGAGCCGAGAGCTGTTCTTTTTGTTCCAAAACACACAGACCATGAGGTTGTAAGCAAAGAAACACCAAAACTCTCGCTTACTATTAACATTGAGTAGTTTTTTTTCTTTGTCAAGAAAACAATTATAAAAGATTTCTTGATATATTCTATACACATGTTTAAATTAGATCTCACCCAAAAATTACAAATCAAGGAGATATTATGGAAAATCAAGAAGTATTGAAGGCTATAGCTACCCTTGCTGATAAGGTGAGTCGTTACCACGAACGTTTATTAGCAGTGGAAAGAGACAATGAAAGACTACAACAAGAATTATTAGAACACAAAAAAAGTTCTCACATACATACAATTCAAGGTAAACCACATAACTCTGATGAAACAGTTATGATAACTGGTTTGGATTCTGATATGGAATGTGAAGCGTGTAGTGCTTAATTAATCAGGCGTTTCACCTAACATATCTGCTAAAGATGGCGCAAATATTTTTACGTCTCTTTTAATTTTGTCAGCAGTTGTAGAAGTTCCAGGATTATCAACATCAGCTTGAGCTTCTGCTTCTGAGTTATACTCAGCACCTGTATCTACATGAGTGATTGTTGTTTCAGTTTTTACTTTGTAGTGTGGAATTTTTCTTCCATCTTCAGTAGTAATGTGACCTAATAATTCAGCAGGTTCAACTATCGGCATCTTCGTTTCTCCAATTTATGTTAAAACTGATGATAACTCTATCTTCATCAGAATTATTTGTTTGTACTTCATGTTGTAACCAAGATGGAAAAAAAATCAAGGAATTTTCAATAGGTTCCCATTGTACGCTGTGAGCGAGGTGTATAGAGGCTTTATTTGTTTTTGGGGGTGATAGTACCTCTGACTGTGGTTTAGGCTCTAGAAACACAATATTTCCACACTTTTTTGGAGCTTTTAAATAAAATACACCAGATAAATAGTTATAAGGGTGTGTATGTACATTGTTTCGTGATCCAGGCGGATTTATCATACTCCACATGCCAGTCATCTCTGGAACATAATTATGTTTGACATCTAGGTGGTTAAAACAATCTTTAGCATGTTTTAATATATCACCTACAAGCGGACGAAACTTTTTTATATTGTATATTTCATCGTTACTATGCCAACCACCGATATTGGACCGCGGCATACCTTTCTCATCTTTTTCTCGTAATTGATAAATAGTATCTATAAGATGTTGGTGGCCTTCAAGTTGTAGTGAAAATACGGGAGTAATAAATAGAGAATGTAAGTTAATCAGAGTTGTCCTTTCGTGATCTCTAAAAAACTTGCTATAATGTGCACTTGATTGGCAGCATTGGCTTGAACTTTAAGAATATCACTTTCTTGCAAAACTAAAGGTTGAGTCAATAATTCTGTTGTTGTGTTTGTAGAAATGCTCTTTGCTTTGAATACTTCAAAGGTTGCAGCTCCTCTGACAACTTCAACATCAACTAAAGTTGTTGAACCAGAATCATTACAAACTAAAAGAGACTTTACTACATCCGTAGTAGGCGGAACTGGTGGCGTTGCACCAGGGTTAGCCGTAGGAACTGTTATAACAGTTGTTAAATTTGTTGTGGTAATATCTACCATTGCGCTTTTAAAAGTATTAGCCAAGGAAAAAAGCCTCCGACTCTGACTGGTCTTTTAAATCTTGTTGATAGTTTGTATTAAGTAAAAAAATTATTTGATCTAACAAACTAATCATTTGATCAAATTGATTAGGATCATATTCTGCTGTAGCATTAGGTAATCGTGTAATTGTTATTTTAGCCATTATCTTCTTCCATCTGGTCTAAGTTGTAATTTAGTAGAACCAAGTCTCCAAGCTGTATCATTAACTGTGTTAGTTTCATATTTAATTTTAACCGCTCTACCTCTACCTCTTACATTAATTTTTTCTGTGGTGCTAGAAATAGATCCAGTGGTTGTGACATTGTCTGCCGACTGAGGATATTGTTCCAATGTTAAAGTAGCTGTCATAGTATTAGCTAGATTATCAAAGTCTGGAACAAGTTTACTTACAGACATAAGTTCATCACCATCTGCTATTTCAACAGACCCTGTTGTTAAAAAAGCTGTTATTGCTGTGCCATCTGCTTGATTGTTCCCTGTTTCATGTTCATAAATGTATGAAGCACCTGCAGTTAAACCAAGTATTGTAGAGTTGTTAGCAGACAAACTAGCATCATATTCAGTAGCAATAGGTAATTCATATACATAAGCACCAAGCCAAGTAGTTCTAGAAAGAGATGTGGTATACCAAGTATTCTCCAAGTAATTGTAAACAACAGCTCTGTCTACCTGTGTGGCATCTGCTGATGGATAATACCAAATTATTTCGTTAAAAGCAGAATTTATACCACAGGCTATATCAGCTTTGTTTGTGTAACTTATATCATCAAATACAAAATCTTGTACAGAACATGGCATTTTTTTGACAACACCATCATACATATAGAAAGCATTGTCTGACATCCAGTAAGAACGCCCGTTTATTTCTACTGCTGCGTGTTGAGCTATTAAACCACAGTTAGCACCAAGTTGTCTAAGACCAAAAGTAAAAGGTGTACCAACAAACTGAACACCGTGAAGAGAAGTGTCTGTCCAAACCAGTATTTGACCAGATGATTTAACAGCACCAACTATTCTAGAACCATCTGATATACGTAATGAACCAGCTTCATTTGTTGCCGTAGGTGTGTAATCCGTAGCATCTTCTCTATCAGAAAATCTAAATAACAAATCATCTTGAGTAGCACTGTTCCCTACAGTTGTTTCTGTACCAAATATCATTAAGTGTCGTGTATCTGTTGACACTAGACTAAATCTTGATGCAGTAGGAGAATTGGACAATGTTGTTGCTCTGTTACTTGTACCGCCCGATGTATCCCAAACAAAAGTGCCACCATTTAAAACAGTAGCAATTAAATCTTCACCGAAGTTATCTAATGACCAGTTTCTTGCATCTACTACAACACTAGAAGATGATCTTGGCGTGTTCCAAGTACTTAAATTCCAAGTTAAAGTTCCCCAACCATATCCATATGTAGATGTAGAAGGACCAACATTAATTTGATATTTAGCATTACCTGATCCACCACCGCCTGATGTTGAACCAGATGCAGTATCACTAT